TGTCTCTCAGGGCCAAGAATACCCGCTAATGCTTGCTGTTGTTCAAATGCTTTTGGCCCTGCTTCACCATATGCTTGAAAACGAGCCATTGCTGGCGCACCAACCTCTACATAGGGTTTTAATAGCGCTTGTAAAGCATCAAACTGTCTGCGTTGTTCTTCAATGCCTGCTTGAGCTGCACCTGTTTGTGCCGCTGCAGCACTTTCTGCTGCCTCTGATTGAGCCAAGCCAGAGATAAGGGTTGCACCACCAACGGCAATGCCTGCCAGAGCTGCTCCTGATAATCCGAATGTCATTTTGATTCCTCCAATTGCGCTTTCTGTGCAGTTTCAAGAGCTGGTGCTGGCGCTGGAATGGTAAACAAGTCCCATAATTTTTGTGGTTCTTGCTCATTGGTTGGGTTTGCATGAAATGTGGTTACCTCGACATCGGTCAAGGCAATGCCAGCACGTTTAGTTCCAATCTTAGAAACGCTCATATCACCTGATCTTAGAGTGCATGGGCCATTGTCTGTGCTAACAATCAATTCACCTTTGCGTACCAAGAAGAATGATTCCTCGCGGTGGATTGCACCAGTCAGGATAGTGCCAGCAGGAATGTGCATTGTTCGTGCGTAAAGACCAGCACAAAATGCGTGCTGAACAGGCATATCCACTTGGGGCAGCTGTAAAAGCGCACCTTCTAAGCGATAAATAGGCAAATGGTCAGCAGGGACTTTTGCATCTATTATTTGGACAACCATGCACAACTCCTATTTAGGGCAGGCCGCTGGATGCCAGAACTCAGCGGCTTGATTTTCGCACAAATTGAGAAAAGGTCAATCCTCATATTCTCTGTCTTCCCAAGCCTGACAAACCCGCATATCGTTGCAGATAAAGTTTAGCTTTTCGCAGTGACCCCTGAACCCTGCGCCCTTGTCATAAGCCGCCATTGGGATGCGCTCAATTCTGACTTGGGTCATGAAACTGTTGTCGTAATACTCGCAGTTCGAGCAATGCTTGCGTCTTGCGTCTTTTTCATCGCATTGCATGGCCTCTGCCAAACCAGCGTAAAACTCCTTATTTGCACCAGGCTCATTGGTTGGCATTTCAGGGCCATAGTTCCAATCAGCGACCGCAACGGCATAATTCTTTTTATTCTCTGCGTTGGTCAAAAATTCTTCTTCCATCGGCAAGCCATTAAAGCCCCGTGGAATAACCATAAATTCTTTCATTTCTAGCTCCTTTAAGTAATTTCTCGGCCTGATGCTCTGATTGTCAATGATGTGGATGCACCAGCAATGGTGGATATAAAACTACCAGACTCCAATGCTTGCCCAACCAATTCAGGGAATGTATAAGTCTCATCTGGTGCAATGCTTCGTGTATCCACAATTAAGTTGGCTGTTCCTGCTGCACCGCCACCAGTTACCAAATTTACGCTGATCGTTACATTTCCCGCAGTAGTATTTGTGGCTGTAAATTTGTCAATGATCGCTTTACAGTTCACAGCAGTATATTGTGTGGTCTGTGTGTTTTCTGCCTGTTTTGGTGGTATCAGCACCTTAATTGATACGGTCATGATTTTCCCTTAAGTTGGCGCAACATATGCGGTAATGATTCCATCGGTGAATGTCAGAGACCCATCTGTCCCCAAAGCTGTAAGTTTTGCCAATGCCGCTGTTCCTGAGATACCAATATTTTTAAATGCCATTGTGCCAAGGCCAGTCACCGAAATGGTGATTGAACCTGTGCCATTGCTAATATTGATGTTTGCACCTGCTGTCAATGTAGATTTTGCCAGCGTATTTCCTGTGCTGTTTCCAATCAACAACTGTCCATTGGTAAAAGTGCTTTGACCAGTTCCACCAGATGCTACAGGAAGTGGATTATCAAGACCAGATATATTTCCACCTGTAATGCTTACATTATCTGAATTCTGAGATGCAATTGTTCCAATTTCTAATCTTGGAGTCATTGCCAACAACTCAACTATTTGAGTCAATGCGCTAATCTGAGCCAATGCGTTATTTGCTGTTGCGGCTGCTGTATCTGCTTGATATTCAAAATCAGTACCGACAATAACTTGCAATTGGTCAACAGCAGAAAATAGTAATTCAAACTGCCTGATCTGTTGCTGATCTGTCAGAAACTCCGCAAGCTGGTCACGGGTCAAGTTCAGTCTGCGGGATTGAGGTGCGGTTGCCATCAGTATGCCAATGCTTCAATCTGCGCCTCTAAGCGCACATAAGACACATGGGCATCACTGTCACCACGGAATCTTTGAATGCGCCAGTTCCTCATATGACCCTGCTGAAACCATGCAAGACGCTTTTGGCGGTTACCAATCGTGCCGACAGAGATAAACTTTTCCTGTGAATAAGTCTGCCCATCTAATGAGTAGCTGGTACTTATTTTTGGGTTTTTGCCTAATGCAATGCTACCTGTAAGGCTCACAAGTTCCATCTCGTTAAATATTGCCCCATTGCTTTCGTTGTAGACAATCAATGTGCCAAACTCCCAGCGCACTTGTTGACCCCAATGGTGGCCTGTGTCTTGAACCAAGTAACCGATATTGCTGGATTGCGGATCGCCCACCATCCACTTGTCATAGACCCAAACCATGTTTTTGGCTCGGTATTGTGCAAATCCTGCTAGGGTTGTGGTCAGGGTGAACCAGACAGGAGTCTGTAATGCTTCAGATGCTGCTGCATCATAAACTAAGGTCTGATCTGGCAGATGTACATACAGATGTTGGTGGCTCTTGTCATTTCTGGCCTCAAGTTTAACCAGCGCCAATTGCGATTCTGTGTAATTCAGTAAGATGTTGTCAATCTCTTGAGTGCTTATCTTTGTTGCAACAGCGGCTGCGCCAATGTAAATGCTTGGGGCTTCATTACGACCACTGCCCAAAAATGCAATGCGCTCAATAAAGACGCAACAAGCCTGTGTGCCGACACATCCCTTTTGAATTTGTGCGCCATCAATTCTTGCAAATGGGAACAGTTCACCACCTATGTTATCAAATACTTCAATCGTGTTTCGATTCAATGCGTAGATTTCATTTCGCAACTTTAGTAGCGCAATCACTGGGTCAGGGTCAACTTCAGAACTACCATACTTCAGCGGATTAACTTGGGTTGGGTTTGTTAATTCTGTGACGATCAAAAATTCGCCATCTGTGGTCATAAAGTAACCGTCTACCCAGACCACATCAAGCACCACACCAAGGTCAGGGTCAGTCACTTGCGTCAGGGTTGTGCCATTCCAGTAATACAAGCGCCCACCAGATGCAATCGCAAGTAAATCAAAACTGTAATCAAATGTCACCAGTTGATCGGTTGGCCCACCCACATCACCAAGCACAATCACTGTGCCTATGCTGTCGATTTCCACCAACTTTGTACCCATCACTCGATATAGGTTGCCTTGCCAATTGATGCCGCCACGATCAACGCCTGGGCCTGTGCCGTTTGCCACAATCCCATCGCCTGGTCGTAGAAACCCATTACTAATGCCTGATTGCTTTGGCACAGGCACAAGATTCACTGGGTAACTGGTACGCAGTTCAGGGGTGCTGTCGGTGTAGATGCCGTTCAAGATAGGTATCTGCATCACTTGGCCTTGTTGCGTTCAGAGATACGCTTTGCCTTGGCTTTGGCATCTGCTTTTGATGATGCACCCCAAGCCCTCAGACTCAACAACAATCGAGTGGGTTCACCATCTTTGTACTCAGGGCCAGCATTGCCAGCCATGCGAGCCAAGAACGATGCTCTGCGAGGATTGTCACCAGACTTGACTGGAGGCTTCAGATTCATGCCCTCGGCCTTTGCCGCAGCCCTTCCTTTGGCGTTCAATCCGCCCTTGGGATTCTGGCCTTCTTTTCGTGCATAAGCTGGGCTTTTCATCTGAATCCCTTGATCTTTTCTGCAATCTTTTTAGGCTGTTTGGCAAACTGCTTTCCAGCTTTAGTAGCCTCACGTTTTGCCCTTGTGGTTGCCGCATACTCAGCCGCACTTAGTGCTTTGATGGCCTTTTCAGGCAGATATCTTTCGCCTGTTTCAGACGATGGCTTTCCAGACTTGGTGCGCCAGTTTTGGCTTGACCAATCTTTGAGGCTTTTTTGTGTGGCTTTCATTTATAACCGCCACCTTTTTCTTTGTACTTCTTCGCCAACAGTTGGGCTTTGCGAGCCGACCATTCGCCAGCCGCAGTGCCTTGCACAGCAGAACCTTTGATTTCCTCAAAGAGCCGCTTACGCATGGTTGGCTTAGTGTAGTTGCCAGCCTCATTGACAGATGACTTGGGCTTGGTAGCCATTATGAATCCACGCCTTTGATAACTGCAAAGTTAAATATTGGCTGTTCAGTTGTTGTTCCGCCAGTGGTGCGGAATGTAATATCAAAAGAACCCAAGGTTGTCTTAGTGACCATCAAGTTATACAAATCAGTGCCAGTATGCTGAGTAAGGATAATCGCATCGGTGGTATTAACGGTGCTGTTGGTCACAGTGAAAGTGGTTGCAGCAGTTGTGCCTGCCGCAGAAAATAACGTGATTTGACCAGTTATTTTGTTAATCGTCACACCTGTGGTTCGGCTTGTGCCT